CAAAACACATCAGAGTTCCAGAATGTTATGCACAACTCTTTATAGAGTTAGCATTAATTATGGACACAAAATTCGGGAAAGATGTAAACAAAGGGGGAAAGATTCTCCGACGTTTTATACAAAATCTTTCATAAGATTGCTGTGAATTCTTATAAACAACTCTGAGCGTATTTGAGACCTTATGTGTAATTATTTCATACTGTAACGAAATTGTCAATAATTCCCCATGATCACCCATCATGGAGTATATTAAAGGGGTGGGAGAGATACCCACAAAAAATGTTACTTATCACCCCTAATTTCATTATGAGACTAATAGAAAAGCAAATGAACTTCGCTCTTTCAAATAAAGCAAACTGGTCTAAATCTAATACCCAGGTTGTATACAATGAGAGCACAAATTGTTCCTCTGTTTATCTACATGGTCATCAAATTGCGACCCTAGATCATAACAATCAAGCGGTTAAATTGTCATCTTGTGGTTATCAAACAGTAACTACAAAATCCAGACTAAATGCAATTTTAGATGAGGTAAAATACGGTGCTAGAGTATATCAAAAGCAGTGGGAATGGTTCGTGAGTTTTAGACAATCAAAGACCTCATTCTTTGACGGAATTGTGTTATTTAACGAAGAGCAATTAACATTCGCTTAATAACATTTAAGATTCTCTAATCCTCACTCAATTCTTATTACTTATGAACTCTTATTCACCTGAACTTTATAACATAATCCTCCAAGAATATGAGGACTCTGGTAATAAACTATTCTATGATATGTTTGGGGTCTTAGATGATAACGAACCTTACAAAGTTGTAAGAGGAGACTAACATTTAAGACAATCAAATTACAAGAGGGTTATTAACACCCTCTTTTTTAATGTTTGCAGTCTTATGTAATAACCACGGAGAACAGATTAGCGTTCTTAAGTATAAAGAATAGCCAGTATATTTGCGTTCTTATGTGTTAACGCCTTTGGGCGTTGCCGTTTATAAAAAAGCCAAAGTCCCTAACCTACAACGAACCCAGAAAGCGAGTGTTATAAAAATTCCGAGCATATACAAAAACCCCCAATACCCCAACTCCCATATAAAAAAATTCCAAGGGCCAAAACGCCCCTCAAAACCTTTTTGTAATATATAAAATTGTGTAGAGACAAATTAGTATGGAACTTCAATTAGACGAGTACGAGATCGACACATTAATGGAGACGTTACAGTATCGTATCGAACATGACGAACACCTTCTGACAAACGCCACACTTAAGTCAGACCTTAAGGATTTAATAGAGAGATTAGAAGAAGAATATTGATATATAAATCACACCATTGCAATTATTGAATTAAAGTGGTATAATAGTTCTATAGTATTCCAGAGATTATGGCAAAAGGATTTACAGTTAAGACTGCTGCTCCTATTAAGAAGAAATCAGCAGATGAATTTGACTTAGCAGCAGCAAAAGAATTAGTAAAAGGAAAAACCATTGTATTCTGTTTACCTGGTAGAGGGGTTTCATATATCTTCTTAAAGGCATTTGTACAGTTATGCTTTGATTTGGTTCAGAGTGGGGCAGCGATACAGATATCACAAGACTATAGCAGCATGGTAAACTTTGCACGTTGTAAGTGCTTAGGTGCGAATGTACTCAGAGGACCAGACCAACTACCGTGGGATGGTAAACTCAAGTATGATTATCAATTATGGATCGACTCGGATATTGTCTTTGACTCTGAGAAGTTCTTCCGTCTTGTAGCAATGGATAAAGACATCGCATCAGGGTGGTACTGTACCGAAGATGGGAAGACTACTTCCGTTGCTCATTGGATGGAGGAAGACGATTTCCGTAAGAACGGAGGTGTTATGAATCACGAGACTCTCGACACCATGTCTAAGCGTAAGAAACCATTTACAGTAGACTATGCAGGTTTTGGTTGGTTATTAATCAAGAAGGGTGTATTCGAACACGAAGGACTACCTTATCCTTGGTTTGCTCCTAAGATGCAAGTCTTCGAGTCTGGAGAGGTTCAGGATATGTGTGGAGAGGATGTATCATTCTGTCTAGATGCAATCGAAGCAGGTTTCGAGATCTGGTGTAACCCTGTGATTAGAGTAGGACACGAGAAGACTCGAATCATATAGAGTTCTTATGAAAAAAATCGGCGTAAAAAACGCCGAAAAAACCCCGCCGTTTATTTAAAGGAGTAATTAACATATGGCAATGCACTCATTAGCCAATCAAGATAAGACCGAAGCACGTCCAAAGAAGACGAGACAAGGAAGAGGAAAGCATACTAAGTATGCAGCAACCAGTCGAAACGCAGCAAAGAAGCGTACACGAGGACAAGGATAACTTCTACACATAACCCCCTTCATAGGGGGTTTTTTAATGGAGTCTAAATATAGTAGGTAAAAACTAGTGAAAATGACTGAAAATACCTTACATGAACGATGGGCAGACCCTAAAAAACCTCAAAAAAGGATAATTCAGGAAGTCATGCACGATTATGCACCAGATTATGAGTTAAATGAGAGTGATGATGAACTAAATGATGTCATAAAATCACAAAAACCATTATAGATATACTATAAGTATATTAAAATTGATGTCTTCTCGATCTTTTAGAGATATAAGTCTTAGTTTCAATCGCCATCCAGTTACAAATGATGTAACTATACTAAGGAATGAGGATGCGATAAAGAAATCTGTCATAAATCTATGCAGAACTCGTCTCAATGAAAGATTTTTTAATGATTTATTGGGTACATCTATAGAAGATTCACTATTTGAGTTAAATAATGGTGAAACTGCTGGTGTATTAGAGGAAGAAATCAAAACTTTACTAAGTAATTTTGAACCAAGAATACAAGTAACTAGTATTATCGTGGATACGGAGACTGATCCTAATGGTTTATACATTAGTGTTAAATATAACATCACTGGATTACCTGTTTCTCCACAAAATATAGAATTTTTACTACAACCGACTAGGGTATAATGTCATTTAATCAGTTTACTAATTTAGATTTTAAGGATCTACGTGCTCAGATCAAGGATTATCTGCGAGCTAACTCAAATTTTACTGATTTTGACTTCGAAGGGTCTAATTTTTCCGTTTTAATTGATACTTTAGCATATAATTCCTACATTACTGCCTATAATACCAACATGGCAGTCAATGAATCGTTCCTTGACAGTGCTACATTACGTGAAAATGTAGTTTCATTGGTTAGAAACATTGGTTATGTGCCAAGATCAAAGAAATCTGCAATTGCTAATGTAACTTTTACTGTAGATGCAAGTAATATAGACGCAACATCAATAAAATTAAACAAAGGAATCGTTGCAACAGGTTCAATTGCAAATGGAAACTATATTTTTTCAATTCCAGACGATATTTCAGTCCATGTAAACTCAAATAATATAGCAATTTTTGATAATATTGAAATTTATGAAGGAAGTTTACTAGAAAAACAATTTTCAATCAAAAATGACCAACCAGATGTTAAATATATCCTTCCAAATGGAGGTATAGACACATCTACAATCCGTGTTTCTATAAAAGATATAATTACTGAAGAATATACACAGTATGAGAACATTTTCCAAGTAAATAGTGAGTCTAGATTATTCTTAACACAAGAAATTGAGGATGAAAAGTACCAACTTCTATTTGGTGATGGAATTTTAGGTAAAAAACCACCGAATGGAGGAAAAATAACTACAACATACCTTGTGACAAATGGGTTGGAGGGTAATGGAGCATCTAATTTTAGTTTTGCTGGTAAATTGACTTATGGAAATAATGATATTACAGTAACTTCTGGTATATCCGTTATAACCACTATACAATCGTCCCAGAACGGTGCAGATATAGAATCCATAGATTCTATCAAATACCTTGCTCCGAGGGTCTATGCGTCTCAGCAGAGGGCAGTGACAGCAAATGATTATACATCTTTGATTCCTACTCTATTTTCAAATGTAGATTCAGTGAGTGCTTATGGAGGAGAGGAACTTACTCCTCCTCAGTACGGAAAAGTATTCATAACAATCAAACCAAAATATGGTGAATTTATATCTGATGTTACAAAAGATGCAATCAAACAGGGATTAAAGAAATACACAGTTGCAGGTATTAAGCAAGAGTTTGTTGATTTAAGTTATTTGTATGTTGAATACGACTCAACAGTATCTTATGATCCAGGTAAGAGTGAAAGTAAAACTGGATTAATTTCAAATATAACTAGTGCAATTGAATCTTATGCTAGTTCTACTGATATTAACCAATTTGGTGGTAGATTGAAGTATAGTAAACTTCTTAATATAATTGATAAAGTTGATAGTTCTATAACATCTAATATTACTGTTCTCAAGATGAGAAGGAACATAGTTCCTGTTTATAATGCATTTGCTAACTATGAATTATGTTATGGAAACCAATTCCATGCTGATAAAGAAGGATTTAATATCAAATCATCAGCATTTAAAATAAATGGTGTTGAAGGAAACATTTATTTGACTGATTTACCTAATACTGATGATACAACTAAAGGAGTGATTAAATTCTTTACCATGTCTGAAGATAATAGCATTACATATGTAAATGAGAATGCAGGTTCAGTTGATTATGGTAAAGGTGAAATATTAATTTATCCAGTATCCATATCATCCACTTCTCTTACAGATAGAATAGAAATTGAGGTGATTCCAGAATCTAATGATATTGTAGCAAAAGAGAATCTTTATATTGTGCTAGATAATACAGCAAACAGCAAATTAACTCTTTTAGAAGATGTTATTACTTCTGGATTAAGTAGATCTGGGACAAATTATGTACCACCATCAAGTTTTACTAGTACTACACAATATACAAGATAAGACATGAAAGATAATAAAATAAAAATTTCTAATATACTGAGCAGTTTAATACCCGATTTTATTGAGACAGATAATACTGCTCTTGATGGGAACTCTTTATTTAAGCAATTTTTAACTCAATATTATGCCTTTGAAGAAAGACAATATGGTACTACTGATATAGCAGAGAATATTCAATTCAATAAGAAAATATCGACTCTATCAGAGATGGAGACGGTAAGAGCACAGACAATACCTGAAGATGGAACAACTGTCCCAAGTGAACAAATTAGATTAAATGGTGAAGTTTATGCTTATGATGATTATATTAATGTCAATCATACTAAGGGATTTCCAAATACATACGGTCTTTTGAAGATTGATGATGAAATTGTCACGTATACTAGCAAGACAGATACATCATTTCTTGGATGTGTTCGTGGATTTAGCGGTATTTCTAAAATAGAAACAACAGGAAATCCAGAATTTTTAACTTTTAGTACTACAGAAGCAAAATCTCATCTTGATAATTCTATTGTGACAAATCTAGGATTTGTTTTCTTAGAAAAGTTTTATACTAAATTTAAAACCAATTATTTACCTGGATTAGAAAAAAGGACAGTTGCTCAAGGTGTTTCTGTTGAAAATATTTTATCTAGAGCTAAAGATTTTTATACTTCAAAGGGAACTGATTTATCTTTAGACATTTTATTTAAAATTTTATTTGGAAAGCAAGTAATTATCAATAAACCTTTTGATAATACAATTTTACCTTCTAGTGCTAAGTGGATTCGTGGAAAGCAAATAACAGTTGAAACAATTAGTGGAAATCCTTCTGATTTGAAATTTTCTACTTTATATCAAGGAAATTCAACTAATTTTTCTACCAATTCTACAGCAAAAGCTGCAATACAAAATGTACAAGAAGTATTTTTACATGGTAAAAAGAGATATTATAAATTGTTTCTTTCACCAGATACAATAGTAGGTGATTTTATTATAAACAGCAAAACTAAAGTAATTGCAACTTCATCATCAAATAAAGTAGTAACTGTAGATTCTACTGTTGGGTTTGGTGAAACTGGATCATTTTATTATAAAGATTCAAATGGCAATTACATAAGTACAAAATATGGATCAAAATCATATAATCAATTTTTTGATTGTGAGGGGTTAGCTAACCCTCTAACAAGAAATACAGAGATTATTGATGATAATTTTGTGTTTAGTTATGAGGATAATGATCCAGATAAAATTTGCCAAATGAGAGTAGTTGGTAGTATTAGTGATGTTTCTGGGAATTTTAACGATACTAAGTATTTTAATGTTGGCGATGAATTAACAGTTAAGTATTTTGGAGAAAAAACTTTAAATGACAATAAAATTTATAATAGTTGGATTTATAATAATGTTTACCAAGTCAATATACTAAGTATTGTTGAATCTTCTAAGACAATAAAGACTGGATCTGAACATTATCTTAGAAGTGGAGATTTTATTTCAATAAAAGATTCTTCTGGTAGTATTACTCTTGATGGTAATGCTGAAGTAGATGATATCATTGATACTACAACTTTTACTATTAAGGGAAGTGGAAATAATAGTAATTTTGCACAATCTCCTAATCCAAGTTTAAGATATTATTTTGAAAGAATTTTGAAGACTGTACCATCAAGTCTTGGGTTTGATAACGTATTATCAGATATACAAAATTCTTTTGTTGATGATGAGAAAAATGCATATATTGCATTTTCAGGATATCCTTCATATGACAATATACAAACATCAGATAGATCAAAAGAATTTACATCTGTTGGAGTTGGTACAACTGCAACTGGAATTACTTTCATTGACGATGATGGGACTTTAATAAAACATGGATTTATTCAAGGTGAGAAGGTATATTTCGAACCAATAGCTAATCAACAAATTGGTCCAGGAATAACAACAACAGATAGTGCAATTGTTCTTGGTTATTTTGATCGAGTAGGAAAATTGAATGATAAAACTGGAATAGTTGGTATTAATACTGGTGTTTATTATGTTGATGTTATTGATGATAATAGTATTAAATTGGCACTAACTGGGTATAGTATATTTGCTGAAGGAAATCTTTGGAATTATGATGTGAATGATGATGGTTATACTCTTTTCCCAACTTCTGTGCTCGATGATGATGGTAATACAATTAATCCCAAATTTAAGTATAAAATTACTCCTTATGAACTTCATGATGGAGAACTATTAAAGAATCAAAATAATTTTAGAAAAATTCCACTAAATCCAGAACTTGCAAAAACTCATAATGACATTTCTGGTCCAATAGGAGTTAGTGTTGATGGTCTTGAAATATATTCTCCAATTTCCAAATCTTTTGTTCATTATGGCCAACTTGAAAAAATCGACATTATAAATCCTGGTAGTAATTATGATATAGTCAATCCACCTAATGTTTCTGTTGCTGATACTACAGGATCATCTATTGAATGTAATGTTCATTTGAATGAAGGTAGTGTTGAGGATGTACTTCTTACTTCTCGTGGATGGGATTTTAATAAGATACCTTCAGTTACTATAACTGGTGGTAACGGTAGAGATGTAAATTGTGATGCTAAGTTAAAAAATTATACTCATTCTCAAACTTTTAGTGAATTTCAAGTTGGTACTGCAACAACTATTGGTGTAATTGGTATTGGTACTTATCATAGATTTGATGATGGTGAAGAGGTTATCTATACTGTAAGTAATCCTGGTACTGCTGTAGGTGTTGGAAGTACTCATGCAGATGTTAGTGGAATTGCTAGTGCTAGTAGTCCAGAACAATTGATAAATGGTGGAATATATTATGTTTCTAGAACTAATGATGATACATTCTCCTTAGCTGTAACTAAAGAAAGAGCACTTAATAAAACATTATTACTTGATTTTACAAACGATGGTGCTGGTACTCATACTCTAACATCTACAAGAAAAAGAAAAATAATTGAGAGAATTTCAATTCATAATAGAGGAAATTCTTTTGCTAATAATAAAGTTGATGTTGATGCTACAAAATATCCACCAACACTGCAATCAGAAGTGACAACTACATTTGTTGGTATTAACACTTATAATGATTACATATATGCAAAAAACCATAATTTTAAAGATGGAGATCTTATAAACTTAACAACATCTGGTACTGTTCCATCTGGATTAGTAGATAATACTGAATATTATATTACAATTATTGATAATGATAAATTTAAATTAAGTACAACCAAAGAAAATTATTCAAATAACATTCATGTTGATATTACTGATATTGGTAGTGGAACTCATACATTCAATTATCCAGACATTAAATTAACAATTGAAGGAGTTAATGCTATTGGTATAACTACAGATACTCTTCCAGATTACTATTATGCTAAAGCAGATCCAGTAGTAAGAGGAAAGGTTGATAATCTTTTCATAAAATCTGGTGGTGTTGGATATGGTGTATCCACTATAGTAAATGTTATTAGAGAACCAGATATAAAGTTAGATACAGGAAGTGGTGCTATAGTTGAAGTTATTATTGATTTTTCTGGAAAAATAATTAAATCTAATGTTATATCTGGTGGATCTAAGTATAGTAGTCCTCCATCATTAAAAGTTGTTGGTAATGGATATTTTGCACAATTGAAAGCAAATGTAAGTGATGGTAAGATTATTTCTG